GTATAAAGAAAAGAAGTTACGTTTCTATCGCAACGGAAAGCGTCCAATTTACTTTACTTCTTTGCGCAATGGCGTTATAATTACTTCTACGAAAGATATTGCAAAGCGTTCTGATTTGTTTGAATCCCATGAGATTCCAATGAATCAATACATCACAGTTGCAAAGGGTATCTTTCATATGAAAACCATCTTGATTGATAACGCAAAGGATCTTCAACAGTGAAGTTTGCGACTAAAGAACAAGTAGAAGATTTGATAAGAAATTCGCCAGAAGGAAAGAACACGAAGTTTCTTTCTGCATCCCACAGCCTCTGGTTTCGATTTAAGAACTACGATAAATCTCCGCCAATGATTCTTGAGGACAATGGTAAGATTGTCTCGCTTATTTTCGCAACATTCAATCGAGATAGGTACACTAACCTCTATGAGATCGTAACGGCGGAAGGATGCGAGGGTAAAGGATACGCATCGCAGATCTGGGATCAATATGTAGATTACGCTGTCAATATGCAGAACATGAAACGGCTTAAAATCTCTTGCACTCCAAGTTCTGTTACATGGCATATGAAAAATGGTCTTGTATTTTGGGCAGTTGATCCTACTGGATCATTACGCTCTGATCAACCTCTGTTCAAGAATCGTGAAGAGCAATTGATCTTTCGGAAACTCGCAGTAGACGATCCCTCAATTGCGCTGCCGACTGATTCGAAAGTGTTACTACAACTGCAAAATGAATCTCTGGAATCCCATAAGTTCGGATCGAAAAAGAAAGCCACGACTGAAGATGCAATTAATAAAGTTGGCAAATACTGGCTGCGTGATGCGTTATTTCATCAAGTTGATTTGTTTGCATGAATTTAGAAAGACGTGAACAATTTATAAGATGGTATGCATGGTCCATGAAATATGGCGATTGCGATCCAGCCGTATGGTGCACAAACTATCTACACCAGCGATACGAACACAATGACGAAGAACGTCTGTGGTTTGCATGGCTTTATGGTAACACCTATCAACTACCAACTGCATGGGTTCTAAAAAATGAATTCCCTGACTATGAACTCGCCACTGTGGATCGCATCACTTGGTGGAATTCAACAAACTATAAACGACTCAGATACCAAACAGATACAAAGTGGAACAAAGGTCACTTGCCAGCCATGTTCGAATCTTATCAAAAATTTATTGGCAAAAAAACTCAACGTGAAGTGCTGGAGAATTATTATGGAGACAACGAACAACGGACTTTCGACAACCTTTGGAATAATCTTAAAAACTCTCTTCACAAATTTGGTCGCTATTCCACTTGGTTTTATATGCAGCATCTCGCTCATACTGCTGGCATTAACTGCATACCTACTTCTCTCATGCTTTCTGATTATTCTGGCTCTCGCTCACATCGTAATGGCTTGCATCTTGCCCTCGGCGAAGATGACAAGTACGATACAAGACTTACTGCTGCAGAATGCGATGACCTTGAAAGTAAAGCGAAAGACATTCTCGAAGAAACAAGAGGAAGATTCCCTAGTTTAAAAAATCAAATTGATTTCTTCACGATGGAAACTTGCCTTTGTTCGTTCAAGAAAATCTTTCGTGAACACCATGGACGTTATCTTGGATATTATCTCGATCGTCAGTCTGAAGAAATCATGCAAGCAGAACAAGATGGTTGGGCTGGCATTGAATGGAACGTCTTATGGCAAGCACGCAATGAGACACTAGATGAAAGACTTGCTCCTAGAAGTAAAATCAACAAAGAAAAGTTTACTTTCTTTTTGAGAACAGGTAGAATAGAAAAACTAGATTGGATGTTTGATGATGAGGAAGTCCCGAAACAAGGACTGGAGGCTATATGGTGAGAGTGATTGCGATGGGTGGTGAGCCAGCAACTGGCAAGACTACTCTGATGTTCAAGTTGATTTCGATGGCTGATGATTGGAAGATCTGTAAGCCACAGAAACTTCTTGATGCCATGTATTCAGAAAAATTAAATCTGTATATTCTTGGCAAATATGCAAATGATGGTAATGTGTTTCAGGGAACAGATCGTTTGTCAATGGCTGTACAACCAGACGCTGAGAAGTTCTTCATGGAATTAGATTATGAAAATGCAAATGTGAACGTGATCTTCGAAGGCGATCGTTTGTTTAACGCTAAACTTTTAGATAAACTTTCGGAATCGTTTCCGAATGATTTTAAAGTTCTTGTTCTAACTGCGTCACATGATACCAAAGAACAGCGTCATGTGGATCGCAAGGATGATCAAGACGATAAATTTAAGAATTCTCGTGCGACAAAAATCTCGAATATAATGGGTTCGTTGACACTCATGGACTATATAGAGACAATGGTCAACGAAAATCTCGATGATCAGTCTAAGATTATTGATGTTATTAGAAAATTTTACAACTGGAGTGAATAATTATGCAGTTAGAAGTATCTGTTGAACAGTTGCGCAAAAATAAACTATTTGTTGCAACACCCATGTATGGCGGTTCTGCCCATGGCATGTATGTTAAATCCTGTCTTGACCTCCAATCCGTTTGTTCACAATATGGTATTGAAGTTCGATTCTCATTCATCTTTAATGAGTCTCTGATCACTCGCGCTCGTAACTATCTTGTTGACGAATTCTTGCGCGCAGAAGGATTCACTCATTTGCTCTTTATCGATGCTGACATTCACTTTGATCCGCGAGATGTCGTCGCACTTCTTGCTTTGGATAAAGAAGTTGTTGGTGGTCCATATCCAAAGAAATCGATCAAGTGGGGAGCAATCAAGGAAGGCGTGAAGAAGCACCCAAACATTGAACCAAGTGATATGGAGAAATTGGCTGGAGATTTTGTCTTCAATCCAGTTCCTGGCACCGAGAAGTTCTCTGTTGCTGAACCAATTGAAGTCCTTGAAATCGGTACTGGCTTCATGATGGTCAAGCGTGAAGTGTTTGATAAGTTTAAAGAACAATATCCACAACTTCGTTATCGTCCAGATCATGTCGGTCAGGCAAACTTCGATGGCTCGCGTTATATCCATGCTTACTTTGATACAGTCATTGATAGCGTTGTGAATGGCGGCAAGGGTTCCGATCGTTACTTGTCTGAAGACTACATGTTCTGCCAGTGGTGGCGTAACATGGGCGGCAGCATCTGGTTGTGCCCATGGATGAAGACGCATCACATTGGAACCTATGCATTCACTGGTGATATGCCAGCCGTTGCAAACTTTGTTGGCTCTCTCTGATAAAGAGATTTTGTTATGATTGTAGGTTTGATTGGCTTTATTGGAGCAGGTAAAGGCACAGTTGCAGATCTCTTGGTCGATCGTCATGATTTCGAAAAAGAGAGTTTTGCAAATAGCGTCAAAGACGCCTGTGCCACAATCTTTGGTTGGAATCGCTCCATGCTTGAGGGTGACACTTTAGAATCCAGAGCATGGCGCGAACAACCAGATGTATGGTGGTCAGAAAAACTCGGTCGTGAGTTCTCACCAAGATTAGCACTCCAGCTAATGGGCACAGAGGCAGGTCGTGATGTATTTCACCCTGACCTCTGGGTTCATACAACAATGCGTCGATGTGAGAATAATCCTTGGCACAATCACGTGATTGCTGATGTTCGTTTTCCAAACGAGATTAATGCAATCATAAAGTCTGGTGGTAAGGTTGTTCGTGTTCGTCGCGGTGAAGATCCAGAATGGTTTGCGCTTGCTCGCGAGTGCAATATCTATAACAAACAAGAAATAATGCGCAATGCATATCCAGAAGTTCATTATTCAGAATGGGCTTGGGTTGGTTCACATTATGATATTGTGATGGATAATAATTGTTCGTTAGATGAGTTGACCGTTAGGGTTGACAAGTTGGTTGATTCGTTATATAATAATCGTGTTGAAGCAAATGAGGTCGTTAATTATGAAACTTTCTGATAATACTGTGAACATCTTGAAAAATTTTTCAAGTATCAACTCTGGAATTCAATTCAAAGAGGGTGATACATTGAAGACAATCTCCGAACAGCGCACAATCTTCGTTGAGGCGACTGTCGATGAAACCTTCCCGAAAGAATTTGCAATCCATGATTTGAACAAATTCTTGGCTAAAATTTCTCTTTATAAAGAAGCACATCTTTCTTTCGGCGACGATCGCATTAACATCAGCACTGAAAACAAGAAGCGTTCTGATTACATCAAGTATTGTTCACCAAAAACAATCATTGTTCCGCCAGAGAAGACGATTACTCTTGGTGAATCTGATTGCTCATTCAGTCTCTCACAAGAAGATATTGAATGGATGAAGCGTTCTGCTGGAATCTCTGGTTCTCCACATTTTGTGTTTGAGAGTGATGGTTCGACAATCTATTTCATCGCTACAGATGTGAAGGATGATTCGGCTGATCAATCGAAAATTGAAATCGGAACCGTCGAGGATAATAAGAAGTTCCGCGTTGTTATGCGTGCAGAACATTTCAAGTTGATTGAAGGATCGTATGACATTGAGATCGCCAAGAAAGGTTTGTCTCGTTTCAAACACAAAACTGCAAATGTGACGTATTACATCGCAATTGAAGCAGGTTCATCGACGTTTGGAGAATAATGATGAAAGTAGATAAAGCAAAAGTTCTTGGATGTCTCCAGGAAATTTCAAACTCACTCACTCGCATTGAAGCCGAACGAGATCTCATTAAAGAGATTCTTCAGAAGATGCAAGATGAGTGTGAAATTCCCAAGAAGTTGAGTCGTAAACTGGCGAAAGTTTACCACAAGCGTAACTATGAGGAAGAACTCGCAGAACAAAACGATTTTGTTGAAGTTTACGAAAGCGTGGCTAAATAAAAACTTGGGGTGCAACTGTTCTTGTTGACAGCACAATCCGCCAGACTGCCGCTGTGAGGGTTCACCTCCTCCACCCCAACCTCTTTTCGGAGTTATATTATGCATAAAGATGATGTAAAATTAGGAATATTCCTAGT